TGATTGAAGGGGTAATTGTAGGGGTAATACTCGGGGTAGGAGTTGGCGTAGGTGTAATAGGTAAAGGACTTGGTGATGGTGTTGGTGATGGATTTGGAATGAATTGAGCAATGATATCATCTATGGCTCTTTGTTCACCAAGATAATTACTAAATTGTTTTCTATGAAATACCTTACTCATTTATTATACCTTTTAACTCTTCAATCAATTTATTTATATTAACATCACAATTTGTTTTGAATCTATAAGATTTTTCTTTTGTTATTCTGTCATCATCTTTTGTGAATTTAACCTTCATAATTAAATCACAACTATCCAATTCCAATTCAACACTCACTACCTTATATTCATCAAATGCGATATCATTTATTCTATACATAGATTAGTTCATCGTTGAACCTGATGGTGGTATGTATGGACCACACCAATCAATTAAAGGTATTGTTTTTACCCATTCATTTTGTGGATAAATTGAACCATCAATTTCTTCGGTTGATATAATCCAATTTGATGTACAATCTTGAACTGGCATAAAATACCAATTCACTTGAACTAATTGTCCGTCTAAACTTTCTTTTTCTGTTATTGTTAATAATCCTACTTTCATATTTTTTAATTTCTCCCAAGTGTTGTTTGGAAAGTTGTTATTATATTTGTTAATGCCACACTTTCTGTTTGATTTAATCCTTGACCAAAACTTGTCCAGTTAATAGTGAAGTTTGTAAAGTTACTGGCTGTTCCATTATTATTTCTACCACCAATAACAGCATTAAGGCTTGGATTTGATGTTGAAGCATCGGCGTAACTATTATACACACCATCGTTGTATATTTGAACATTGGTTGTTCCCGTTCTGGTCATAACTGAAAATCCCGTTGCGGTTCCTGGAAATGATTGTTCAGCGTTGGAGTTGATTGAATTAAAGGCACCAGCATTACCCATATAAAATCTATTTGGTGTTCCGCCCGCGTTTACTCCCAACCATCCACCAGTTCCCGTTATGGTTTTTACATAAATGGATATGTGCCCGCTTGTTGTTGGTAAATTAGTATTCGGGTTCCAGTATGTATCCGCAAAACTATTTGTTCCATTAAAAATCAAACCATCACTATTGGTGTTTATTCCACCTGCATATGTTAATCTAAATGCCGCATCTGTATCAAGTGGGTTTTTACCATTAAACTTACAACTTGCTTGTGTTTCACCAATCATTGGATAAAATGTTGATAATTTATCCCATAAGTTATTACTCACCAAAGATGTAAATAATGTTCTTGTTGCCGCTGATATTGTTGGACTAAGTGTTCCACCCGCCGCGGCAACGGCTGATAAGAAGGTATTCGCTTCAGTTGTCCCTGATGGAATTGGACTTGAACTTGGTGTAGGTGTAGGTGTTAAAGTGGATGTTGGTGTAACCGTATTAGTCGGTGTTATTGTAGGGGTAACCGTATTTGTAGGGGTAACACTCGGTGTGATTGTTGCGGTAACACTTGGGGTAGGCGTGTTTGTTGATGTCGGTGTCGGTGTAGGTGTTGGTGGTATTACTGGTATAACATTAACACAACCACAACTTGGTATAACTGATGTAGTTATTACATCAGTAATAGGGCCAGTTCCTGTAAAACCTGAAAAACTTGATGACCCACTTAATATTGTTCTTGAAAAATTATATTCGTATCCAGCATTGATAAATGTTCCAGACACAACATAATCACATATCGCATTTGTTGGTGTTGTTAAACCACTATCGGTGTATAAACTTAATATAATTACTCCGCCAAAACCAATAGTAACACTTGATGATTGTAGATATTGTGTTGTAAATATTGGACAAGTTGGTTCAGGTACATTCATAACAACAGCACCAACCCATACATTACCAGGTTGTCTTGAACCCGGTGGATATAACATATCATTGATTTTCGGTTGTCTTCTTGGTGCTTGGTATGGTCGTAATTTCATATATGATAAATATAATATCGGCTTATGAAAATGGGGAGTGTTTAACCCCCCATATTTCAAGGTTTTAATTAAGATTGGAATGTGAATCCACCTGCAGTAAATACTGCTTGGATAGTAGTTGATACTGCTACCTGTCTGATTGAGGTTGGTTCCCCACCAGTCATTGTAATTGCTGTTGCTCCGTTCAAGTCGGTGTAAGCCTGACCTGTGTTCAAAGAACCTGCAGTAACCAATAAACCATTATCTAATCCAACTAACCAATAGTTTTGGTTGTTGTCTTCAATAAGAGCGTAGATTTCATTTTGACTTACCATATCTACAAATGTATCTCTTAAAGATGTTTGTAATTTTGGTAAATTTACCACGATTTCAGGTTGGAAGGTTACCGATTGTGATGTAGTGTTGATTCCAAGTGTTTCACTCAAAGAACCTGCCTGCTTCGGAAGAGAAAATTTGAACCAAGTTCCAACACCACCAATTGCAGATACTTCTGAATTAGTTACAGTGTAACCTGAAATTGTATTTCCTGAACCACCTAACAACCACATTGTCTTAATTCCGCCAGAGGAGTTCGTTCTGCAGTCAAGAGTGAATCCTGTGCTTATGTAACATGCTGCCATAGTTTTATTATTTTAGTTTTTTTTTTGATTTATTTATGTGTTGTTTGGTTGCTCTAATTGAACAACCAAACAGACACTAATGATTATTTACAAACGCAGAAAGACGCTACATCAAACACACCCAATCCATAGGTAACACCTGCTTGGATTTTGACTATATTTTCAAAGGGGTCATAAATTGAGCGAACAGTCATGATTTCAGAGTTCATTCCAAACATGTAGTAAGATGAAGGTCCTGCATAATATGCACTGATACCATCTAATCCTACTGTTGGCCTAACGGCAACATTGGTTCCCGGTAGCATCAATGACCACTCGGCACCATCAGCGGCCCCTGCAGAATCTAATGTGAATAGATTCACGAAACTGCTGTTCCTCATAGAAGCGACCAAACCTCTGTAGTTAGCGTATGAACAATAGATAGCCAAATCATCCAAATGTAATACATTTGATGGGATGTTTTCGTAAATCTTTGTGAATACATCCAAACCATTTGAAGATGTTGCTGCCGAATAAGCGATTTGAGTTGCACCATTACCTGATGTAATCAACGCTCCAACACCATTGAAACATGCGTTTCCGTAAGTTCCACCTGATGCAGTTGTGTTATTCCACAATTGTTTTTCAACTTGGTTAGCAATTCTGTTTGAAATATCTGTTAAGATAACCTCTTCAAAAGGAACTGATTCCTGAAAGTTTGCATTAGTTAATGATTGACTCAAGTATGTATCATACAAATCGTATGGACACAATTGTTGGTTAACCTTTTTGTTACACAAGTCAACTGTTACAAGATTTTGTGTTGTCGCACCTGTCGGGTCAAAACCACAACTCATATCTTGAAGGATAACATCATTGGTTACGAAACCAACTTTTTCTGTTGTTCCTTTCAAGTTAATTCTCAATGATGCGTATCTTGGTAAAGTCAATCCCAAGATTGCCTTAATTAACATATCTGAACCATAAGAGTTGAAGGTTGGTAAGTTTGTTAAGTCATAGTTAAATGACAATTTTTTCTTATTTTCCATTTTTTTAGTTTTTTGTTTTAGTTTATTTTCTTAATGATTTAATTATATCCAATTTGTAATCAGAAAATGATTGAGTATAAGATTTCTTTTCTTCTACTGCTGTTCTTTCTGGTGACTTTTTGAATGTATCAAAATCGGTTTTTAATGAGTTTAACTCTGTTTTGAATTTTCCGTTCATAGAACCAACCAATTCAAGTAGGTTGTTAATTGACAATTTGATATCTTCAATGTCTTTTGAAAAGTCAGTGCTCATTTCTTCTGGTTTCATCATTTCCTCAACATTTTCTCTTTGAGTAATTTTACCATCTAAAACTTGAATCCTGATTTTCACTTCGTTTCCACTGGTGTCCTTTAAGGTTACTTGATGTTCTCCGTTAGGTGCTGGTTCTTTACTACCATCTTCCTTAACCAAGAATACATCTTCACCAACATCAAAAGTTGTTGATTCTAAAGTATTACCTTGTGAATCTTTTGCTTCCGTGTAGTCCATCATTTTACCTGCTTCCTGTTCAACCTCTGCATCATTACCACCATCTTTTTGGGATACGGAAATAATAACTGATTCTGAATCAAGGGTTATAACAACACCTTCTCTTGTTTCGTGTGAACCTTCGGGTGCTGGTGCAAGTGTGGATTCTTTTACAATATAAAGGCTTTGACCTGGTTGAAAATCATCTTCCATGTTGTTTGTTACCTCTGTGGTTCCATCAACAAGGAAAGTAGATTTAAAGGTCTCTTTCTTAAATTGTAATCCTAACATTTTTACGATATTATCAATTGCTTGTGCTGCGTTCATAAGTTTAATCGTTTATTTGTTTTATTATGTTTATGATTTCTTGTAATAAATATTCATCATTATTTTGAGCAGAAAAGTTCATGATAAAGTTTCCTTCAACACTAAACCCTTTTACTTTACCCTTCTTGATAAATTCATTCCAAATGTAATCTCCTTCTTCTGTGTCCAATACTTTGAAACCTGCCATCCAAGTTCCCATTGGTACATTATCTTTTGAAAAACCTAATTCATAGGCTTTGTCTGATTCCCCTGATACAATCCAACTCTCAACCATTACAACACTTTCCATTTTGTTTTCAGTGTGTTCATAGTTTGTTCTATCCAATCTCTTTTCAATCATGTAAAGGTTTTGGATTTTCTCAATTACCTGTGGTGTGAATCTAACAAAATACTTTTCATTGTTATCATCCAATCTTGGTATTAGAATATTAGGTATCATTAGCGGAGAATACACCATTCTTTTTTCATCATCAGATTTAAATCCCATCTTGGACATTCCCTGTTGTGATATGATGTATGCTACCTCACTCTTTCTTTTTGTTTCAGGTGAGTAGTAACCCTGTAAAGGTCTTGATTTCATAGGTGTTCCTGGTAATCCTGGTTCCGCACCTAACTCTTGAACATTTCTACCTGTTGCTATCGCTCTATACCAAGCGTGAACACAATTTGGTCCCCCCAAGAAGGTCCACTTTGAATATGGTTGTCTTTCATGTCCAAACTCTGTATTTAATCCGTATAATAAATCTATTTCAAATCTACGGAAATATCTACCTTCAATTGATGTGCAGAAATCCCTATCAGGTGAACCACTTAAAACTCTCTTGTAAAGATAATAAGGTGTTGCTGTTCTATGGTTTCTTCTTTTTACTTGTTCTAATGTTGCTCCCCTTAACTCACCAACAACGGCTTCAAATTCTTCATAGTGATTATCCTTTAAGAACTTTAACATCTTAACAATCTCAATTTCTTCAGGTGAATACTCATCAACACCAAAGTCCTGTTCCATCTTTTCAGGGTGCATTTCACAACCCATATAAACGGTATTACCATCTTCATCTTGGTGTTTATGATGTCCTGAACATCCGTGTTCCGATTGACCATATAATTCTGCTTCTTCTGGTGTGGTAAATACTGGTTCCCCATCTATGAATCCAATCATTGTAAAACCTTGTTCTTTTGTCTTAACAAACTCATCCAAACAAGGACACATAAATTGAATACCAACTGAACCCAATGAATCAATTACATCTTCATTGTTATCATAATGTTTATCAATTCTTAACTCCTTAATCTTTTGTATCTTCAATCTATTTGAACCTGTTGCAAATACCTTACTATGGGGTATCCCAAGTTCATCTGCTATTGGATACATTGTTTCTTTATTACCTCTTGCTGAAATGATATACACATTTGAACCTGATTGTAATTCATACAATGCAAGTCCCCTACCTCTTGGTGTGTTTAATGTATCATCATAATCAAAACTGACATTTTGTCCGATGGAGTATTCATCTG